GCATATGAGAAATTCCAGTTGACAATTCCCCAGACTGTGGTATCATTTGAGTAGGTTGCTGGCCGGCACCTACCTGGGCACAAGGAGAAGTCGTTGACCCGAAAAAATAAACTTTTTGACTCCAGGAAGAACATGTTCTTCCTGGGATTTTTTCTTGCGCCCCAACTACCTACTATGGGGACCGAAGAGGAGTAGCTGAATGAATGAACAGATGGTCAAGCTCTACAACGAATACAACTCAGCCGGCATTGCCAATGTTGCCGCTGCCATCTTGGCAGGATTTTCTGTGAATTCACCGCAGCCTCACTCTATTACCTTGACAGCCGGACAACACGATATTTTCATTCCCACTGAACAAACTCCTCAAAAAATTTATATTTCGGTGGAAGAAGGTAGCCCTGTTTGCGTTGGAGCCTTGAATATGGCCACAGCAGTCATCCAAGATTCAGGCTTTGCGCTCTATGCTGACATCAAAAGCAACAGTGCTGTGGTGTCCTACCTAATTTTTGACAAGGTAGATAATGGAAGTGATTGAGATTGATTTTTGCAGACCAAGAAAAATTGAATGCTACCCAACGTGGCTACGAGAAGCCAACGTTATCTTGACGAGTGGCCTGTGTGCGTCAGGTGGCATTCGCATCTCCGACCTGGAAAAAGTTTTGACGAGTGGCCTGTGTGCATGGTCGTCAGGTGGCATTCGCATCTCCGACCTGGAAAAAGTTTATTTGTCAGGTGGTGGCTACCATCTCATCAGCAAGAAATGACCCGAAAAACGGCACCCCCTCCTTCTCCGGACTTTTCTGAAAATAAACTTTATAATCCTGTGAGATGAGTGTGAACAAAAGTTCACTTCTCACAGCAAGTGTGAACAAAAGTTCACTTCTCACAGCAAGAAAAATTTTATTTTTTCAGAGGAATTCCCTGTGAGATGAGTGTGAACAAAAGTTCACTTCTCACAGCAAGAAAAATTTTATTTTTTCAGAGGAATTCCCCTTGCATTTTCTTTTTCCCATCTGAAAATAAACTTTATAATCCTGTGACATGAGTAAATACATGGGATGTCGGAGAGGGCAAAAAGGACATAAAACAATTCGGGGAAAAAAGGTCGCCCTGACCTCCAAATAGAGATGCCGTCCATGAATTCAAGGTCGGTTAAGCTAAGTGAAGTACCATTCGGCTAAAGACCGAATGGCTTCCTACCCAACCAGTAGCAAGTTAGTATCTTCCTTGTCTTACACCAGGACAGTAGGCTTTTTGTGTCAGGCACTTCCTGCCTTGACAATGTTAAGTCTAGTTGGTACTGAAGTTAAATTAGTATGGCCAACCCTAAATAAATACATGACCAATAGAGATAAACTCGGTAAATTCTTGCCCGGCAACACGGTGAATAGTGGCCGAACAGACCGAACAGCAGTTATCCCACATCCTCTCTATAAGGATAGAGACACCTACGGACGACGCTTAGCAAAGAATTCAATTCCCGAACTTGAAGAAGTCCGACAATTCCTTCTAGCAGCTTTGACGGAAGAAGACGTGCTGCTAATGAAGAAACAGTTATTCAAGCTAATGAAAGATAAGGATAATAAAATTGCCCTTGGTGCCCTTAGTTTGGCTTACAGTTACTTCATGGGTAAGCCGAGTCAGAAGGTCGAAGTGCAGAAGGCATCCGTCACAATGACAAAAGAACAAGTCGATGAAATGATGAAGGCGGCCAGCCTAACTTAAAGTATGGAACTACTCGAAGCCTTCTGGAAAAATGCTGACGCTGCGAGCAAGCAAGGTCTGGCCGGCTATTTGGACCACCTGATTATCGACGCAAGACCTCCCTCACGTCTAAAAAAATTATTACAAAAGAACCCCTGGGAAGCACAACTCCTCCAACTACTCATTCCACTCTTTGAAGCAGCAGCAGGATTTGGCTACACAGAGAAGCGCTGCGCCTACATAACTGCACCGAGGGGACATTGCCTTGCCGGAGAAAGTTTAATCTTCGACCCGGTATTAGGTGACTATCGTGAGCTTCAAAACATTGATAGTGATTTTCATGTATATGCAAGAAATTCTTCTGGTGAACGAGTTATCGCCTCGGCAATGAAACCGTTTCTCAAAGGAACGGACGACCTATATGAAGTGACACTCTCCAACGGCTGCAAGTTTAGGTCAACTTTGGGTCATCGGGTTTTGTCTTCTTCTTCCTGGCAGCAGATTCAAGCATGCGCTGGTATCCCTCTTGTGGGTTCTTTAAGGGATTTTTCATATGTCTATATTACCAAAATTAAGCATTTGAGAAAAGATAAGTATTATGATTTCACCGTGCCAATTTATCACAACTACGAATTGGCAGGTATCTGGCATCACAATTCCAAAACAAGTATTATGGCGATGCTATGTAATTGGGCATTAGTCTATGCCAAGCACACCATGAGTATTGTAGCCGCCGCCGCTGACAGGGACCAGGCCCAAATATTAATTTCAAGGTGTAAAGCCGAAGCACAAGGAAACCAGTGGCTCAAGGAACAACTGTCATTCAAACACTACGAGGTACTGGGGCCGCAAGGTGTTCTCCAGGCACTCTCTGCGGACGCTCCTACCAGTTCCGGCCTTCTTGCTGACCTTTACCTTGTCGATGAATTGAGTTGGCACTCTAAGCGTGATTTGATCGACATACTTTTTTCAGGTAAGGACAAGCGACCCACCGGATGTTTTATAATCATTAGTAACGCCGGAGAGAAGGACCATTTTTCGTATGAGTGGCTGGAGATGGCCAAGAAGAGTCCCCGGTGGATTTGCCATGAAGTGCTACCCATGTCTGCCTCCTGGCTCGACGAAGCACTGATTGAAGACCAAAGAAATACCTTGCCACTCAGTCTCTTCCGAAGATTACACCTAAACATATGGACAACACCAGGAGAGGACAATGCCTTTGTAACCCGAGAGCAACTTAACAAATGTCTTACCGGCCAGGAGTGTCTAGGTAGTCGAGAACATAATCATGTTATAAGCATCGACTATGGTATGAGTACAGACCGCACGGCACTTTGTGTATGTCATGCAGATGAGAATGGCGTTATTGTGCTGGATACCATGACGTGCTGGCAGGGCAATCAGCAAGCCCATGTGCAAATAGGTAGAATCGAAGAATGGATACATGAGCAAATGCAAGCCTTTCGTATCTCCAAGATTGTGCTTGATGCATTCCAGTTGGAGGGCACGGCTCAAAAGTTTGAGTCGCATGTGAATGTCGAGCGTGTAAACTTCGGTGGCAATATGCTCACCAAGCTGGCCGAGAACCTTAGGAGTCTTCTTCTTTCTCAAAGAATTAAAATTTATTATGGTGCTGGAGCATTACCGGTGAAGGCGAGAATGGAAGACCTGGCAGACGAACTTGTTGACTTGCAAATTGTCCAGAAGGGGAATCTGTGGACCTGGGGGCATTCCGATAAGGGACACGATGACAGATGTGCAGTTTTAGCAATGGCTGCATTGAGCATCGTGAAGGACAGACCTAACCTACCCGAGGTAGTAATACTTGCCGACATTGAAGGTGAGAGTGACCTGCCTGAAGTGGAAGAGGTCATCTGGAAGAAGCAGGGCCTGGAATTGACCTGCTGGTGAGTAAATACTTTTATGACAATCACAGCATTACCTTTTGGCCCTTGGACAAGCAACTCAGGACTGGTTATCGGTGCAGCCAGCGGCACGAGCAGTGGCACGATGGTGGGCCTAAATTTCCCAGCACTAAATATTACGGTGCAGACCAATAACGCCAGTGGTGCGGTATTCAGTGGAACTGTCAATGTGCAACTTATAGGCAGCTTGGACGGCATCAACTATTTCCCATTGGCATCAGGACTTTTCTCGGGTGGAGCAACTAGTGTTTTAAACACTGTTGCACTCGTCGGTCCGGTGGCATATTTGGGCACCCAGATAACGAGTTACTCGGGGGTAGGAACAGGTAATAGCTTGACAACTTACATTTGGGCACGCTAGTTGAGATGCCAACACAAAAGGATAAATAAGTTAAGTAAATGACTATAACACAAGACCTTCTTACAAATGTCCAGACATGCCAAAATCAGATTGGTCAGAGTGCGCAAACGCCGGCACTGCCATTTATCATTCAAGCTGCCTCAGCCCTCATAACACAGTCTTGCAATCGTCCCTTCTGGTTGACCAGCAACGCCGCCAATCCCATCGTGGAATATCTCGGTGGCAGTGGCGACCCTAATCTTGTCCTGGGCTACTGGCCAGTGCAGAGTATTTCTAGCATTTACTTGGATAATGCAGGCTTCTGGGCACAAACATCTGGAAGCTTTGCCAGTTCCACATTGCTGAACCAAGGCACCGACTATGCTCTGGAAGTAGACAGCGTGGAGGGTACAAGCAAGTCTGCCGTGGTGTTAAGGATAAATGGTATATGGGATGCTGTGTATTTGAGAGACGGTGGCATGTTGTCGAGCTACGGCACCAATGGACAAGGTAATATTAAAGTTACCTATCAATACGGTTACACCCAAATACCCTTCGATGTGCAATGGGCGGCGACACTACTTGTGGCCAGAATGCTTTTGATTAATGCAGGTAGATTACTCAACTCGGTACATTTTGAGGATTTTTCTGCTTCCTACGACAACTGGAACATAACCAAGGACGAATTGGGATACGGAGTTCTCGCCGATGAAGTCGAGGGTGTTATAAGTAAGTACCGAATTAATTCTATACAAATGGTATCCTAATGACTAACCCCTACCAGTATCAACCCCAATCTGGCCCCGCCGAATTACAGAACTTGGCTGACACTATTTCTAACATCGCTCCTGGTGTGCAGACGGTGCTGTTTTATTCGCAAAACACCGGCAACGCTCAAGGTACTTATGTGACTTATACTGTAAATCGGGCCAGACGAAGAATGCTTTCGATAGAGGAGAACCTTCATAGAAGAGTAGGCAATCCCTTAATTACCGAGAGGACATTGACTTGGGAGTTCTGGGACCAATATTTGCAAGACGCTGGCGCACCTAATCCCAAGCCAGGCGACCAAATTACCGATGTCTTTGGTACGAAATATATCATTACCAGCATGGAACAAAAGCTTAACTTACAGTTGTTCGCATGTCACTGCCAGATTGCGCCTCCGTAAGACTACATAATGGTATGCCATACACGCCCTTAAAATGGTCGAAGACGATACAGGATGCTTCTAGCCAAGGAACATACTACCAACTCTTCCCCGACGCAAAACATGACCTGCAACAGGACAATGCCGACGATTTCCAGCGAGAACGATACTGGCTCGCACTGAACTCCAATGCACCAAGTCAATGGCTCAGTGACCATCTCCAAGAGTCTCAGAGATTAACCGGTGCAGTCTATGTAGCAATTAAAGTTTTGAGCGACCAGGCAAGCACGGCAGATATAAATTTTTTTGAATGGGAAGCAGATGCACGCCTTGGTCATGATAAGGAAGCCAAAAAGCCCCTCTCGAGAAGTCACCCGCTGTGTAAGTTGCTTCATCGTCCTAATCATTGGGACAGTAGAGGCATGTTATTAAGAAGAATCGTCCAGCAACTTTGTTTGACTGGCTCAAGCCTCCTGTGGCGCATTGATGATGGTATGGATATGCCCAGGGAACTATGGAGTATTCCCACAGGTTCTTATCAGCCAGTCCCAATCTCAAGCAAGTATCCCGATGGCGCTTACTCGATACAAACCTGGTTCCCTGGACCCCTAGCCTATGTGCCTGGAATAACTAATCCAGGTGGTGCTATCGTCTCGGCCAATAACATTCTTGTTACCCGATTCCCGCACCCACTGGTCTACAACGAGGGTAACTCACCGCTCAACGCCTGCGCTTTACCACTGGATACCATTGAGAGTATTGACAGAGCCAGATTCACCAAGCTACGCCGTGGTATCTACCCGTCTGCTATTGCGACCCTTGATGGTAATAGCAAGATGCCGGAGAAGAATGAACTTCTAAGAATGCGAACACAGATTAATCAAGCCATTGGTGGCCCAGACAAAGCAGGCTTACCGGCAGTGTTGGCACCTGGCATGAAGCTGGAACAATATGGCTCGGACAAGATTGAGTTCGGCTGGATTGACTCATGGAATCAACTCATCTCCTTTGTGTTGTCCATCTTCGGTGTTACCAAAAGTTTAGCATTTATGAGTGAAGAGGCCAGCTATGCCAGTCTCTATGCTAGTCTAATGCAATTTAATTTGTTCACTATGACGCCTTTGCTTAATCTCATAAGCGATGCGATTAATCATCAACTGGTTGAGCCTTTTTTTGGAGAAAATTATTGCCTTGAATTAATTCCACGTCCTGTGCATGACGAGCAAATGAAAGAGACACAGTACGTTAATGATTACAATGTTGGTCTTCGTACTATGGACGAAATGCGCATTGCTCGTGGTCTAGGCAAAGCACCTTGGGAGGATGGCAGCAAGCAAAGAGCATGGAATAAAGAAGTGCCGAAACCAGAGGAAGAAGTGTCGGCAGATGAAGGGGAGAAGAGTGACGCTTCTGACCCAAATAATCTACGAGCCAGTGTTGGTGGTAGTCAAGCATTATTGGCACTACAACAGGCTGTTTATAGTAATCCACCGACGATGCCACGAGAAGCCGCCATTGCCAATGTTATGTTAATCTATGGGTTCAACAGAGAAGAGGCAGAACTCCTGTTGCCAGTGTTGGAGGCTGGTGTTGAGGGCATCAATACTCAAGATGATGAGGCAAAACTAAAAGATGATGAGGCAAAAGTTGAAAGCCAAGTTCCTCCGAAGCCCCCCAAGAAGTCAGAAGATAAGAGTACAGAACCCAACTCCAATCACCCCACAGAGGTCGAGGTAATGAAGAATTCTCGTCCTGAGAATCGCTTGGGGCTTGGTACGAGAGGACCGAACAAAAAGAGTTTAGAATTCACAGCGACGAAGGGTTGGGTCACTCTTGAGAGTGGTACACACATTCTCCTTGGTGCTGATGGCGTTATTAAGGATGGTCCTGCTGCGGTTCAAGGTAGGCACATTGACGACTTGAAACGTTCAAAGGGGAAGCAACCTCCTAGTGATAATAAACCTCAGAGTTCGACAAACAAACCTCCTAGTGCAGGTACGCCACATGAATCATCTGACAATCAGTTGGAGGAAATTGCCGCCCTCTCTTATGGCGACAACCAATCCCAACCAGAACATAAGCCTGCGAACCCGAAAGTAGAACCGAAATTAGAACCTGAGGAGCATGGACTCACCGACACCGACTTGGACAATCTGCGAAGACACCATGAGGAATTGCAAGGAGAACCATAATTAGAGTATGCCAAAAATTAATGTTACCCAAGACCAAGTTCTGGCTGATTTAAAAAATGTTATTTTGTTTCTGACAGCCATTGACAATGTTATGCCAGACATTTTTGAGCAAGCCGGTATTGATGCTCTACAGGCAATCGCCGACCATCCTGCGCTGCTCATGTTGCTCACTACAGTTTTGCAGAAGGTGTGAGCAAGTTTATTATTTTCAACATGCTTGTCCAGACATTTTTGACACCTAGTTTTGGACACCAGAAGGCTTTTGCCGCACCTGCCGCACTATATAAAAATATGACGGATTATACAACGCCAGATGAACTTTCGTATGGGATAGAACTACCTTTTGAGAACCTCGAATACGATGAGATGGAACACTCAATAGTAATTCCTTTTGCTGCATCTTTAAGACGTGACCGAATTGGGGATTACTTAGATGTAAATGGAATTGAGACGGCCAATCATCAGAAGAATCCAGTTTGTTTTCTCGACCACGGCCGCCACCTCGCCCTCCCTATTGGTAAGTGCCAGGATGCACAAGGGAATTACACCGTATGGATAGAAGATGATATGGCCTGGGCAAAGATATATCTCGCTGTCGGCATGCCGTATCCCGCTGGCTCACCAACTCCCGAACTTGTTTTTGAACTTTATAAAGGTGGCTTTCTCAAAGCTGGCAGCATCGGCTATAGGCCACTGGTCGCTGAACGAATCAATCCCGAACCAGAAGTGGGTTATTATAAAAGCGCACTCTGGTTGAAGAAGGTTGAATTACAAGAGGTCACAATCTGTGGTCTGCCCATGAATCAAGATACCGTTAAGTCTTCTCTGGCAAGCGGTGTGTTGAATGGCAAGCCCCTGACAAACTCAATTAAAAGTTTGCTCACCAAGACGCTACCAAAAGTTTATTCACAAGGGATAGATATAAGCATGAATAAAATGAGTGCTGTTGACCAGTCCCAGGGCGGAAGTTTCGTCGCCCCAGCAGGTAGTCAAACCCAAAAGAGGAAGAAGGGGGTCACACAGGACAACCTTGGTTGGTGGTTCACAGATGCATCTGGTGCTTGCTATGGACCTTACGACACCGAAGATGTTGCCGAAGATGTCCAACAAAATAGGGAAAACAAAAACAAAATGAATAAAGCCGAAGATAAACCAGATGTTAAACCAGAGCCAGTTGAACTCGCCAAGGCCGACGATAGTCCAGACCTTCCTGTCACGCTCCAAGCCTGCAAGGAACATCTGGAAGCTGCTGCCGAACACGCTGACACACCAGACGAATTGCGAGCTTCCCATAGCCACTTCGCCAAGCAGATTGGTGATGCTCTCGCAAAAAGTGAAGATGGTGGCGATGAGGACGACGGCGAAGAAGATGACGGCGAGAAGTCTATGAAGTCTGATGATGGTGAGGATGAAGACACCAAGGACGACGAAGACGAAGACACCAAGGACGAGGACAATGCTCCCCATGAAGAGCAGGACGACCTGGACCTAATCCATGACGTTAAGGAGCATCTGGAAGATTCTGCTGACCATGAGGATTGCACACCCATCATGAAGGCGGCTCATCTTTACCATGCCGACCAACTCGACAAGTGCATGGGTAAGAGTGAGGAAGAAGAGATTAGTGAGCAGGACGGTAACAAGATATTGTCATTTTTACAACGAATTGGCAAACGTTTAGGTGATGCCGAACGGAAAATTTTCAAAACTTTTGGCCGTTAAGGATAAATAATTCTTAGGAGGAATATGTCAACGACTACAAAAATATTAAATGCGGTCAAGAGCCTGGAAAAGAAGGCTGACTACTTGACGAACAAAACAGCCGAAATTCAAACCAAAGCCAATGAGCGGCGTACCGGAGTTCTCGAAACAGGTCAGGCCCCATTTGCTCGCAAGGGTGAATCTGCCATGACTTGCCGTGGCTTCAGCTTCTCGAAACTCATGGGACACCTGGGCACCAACGGCAACATTTTGGCCGAGGACTGCAAGGTAGAGTTGGATTTGGCTCACCGTTGGACCAAGAAAATGACCGAATGTGGTTATCGTCCGACCATGAACAACTCTGTTATGCTCCCCCTCGATGTTGACCTGTTCCCCGAGAACATTGTTGATAGTCGGGAATACCATGAAATTAAAGGGTTAATGACCCAGAAGACAGTTGACCCTGATGAGATGGCATGGACCTACAGAAAGACTGCTCCTGTAGCAGCTTCTCCCGCACAAAGTTGGGTGGACCAGTCAGTTGGTGGGGCATTCGTACCCCCGCCGCAGTTCAGTAATCCCATCGAACTCTTGCGTAATAAGAGTGCGTTGATGGATGATTGTCAAATAGTGCCACTTGGACCTAGTGGTCGAATGATTTGTCCAAGATTAACTGCTGCTACTCAGGTTTCTTGGAGTCCTGAAAATAACCCTGTTACACCTACCACAGTCCAGACAGGCCAGTTAGAATTAAGTGCCAAAAAAACCATTGGTGTTGTTGTTCTTCCAGGTGAACTTTTAAGATTTGGCTCTCCTGCTACGGAAGCTATGATTAGAAACGATTTATTTAAATCTGTTTCCTTGCTAGCAGATAAGGGATTTCTCGAGGGTCCAGGCTCCGGTCAGCAACCTTTAGGTCTGGTTACTATGGCAACCGCCCTTGGTAATCCGAACGGTTGTGTAAACATCGCTCCATCTGGTGCTAATCAAATATTGTCTCAGGACATCTACACTATTATCGCAGGTGTGGAAGAGAATAACGGCGACCTTGACTTGTGGGTGATGCGACCCCGCATGGCTTATGGATTTTATCAAGCACGCTGGACCCCTTTCTCAGGAGGGGTCTCACAGGGCGGATTTGTCTTTGAGATTGTGCGTAATCTCGGCGAGAAGCCACAGGATTACCTCGCAGGTCGTAAGGTTAATAAGACCGTACAATGTTCCAACTTCCGTGGTGCTGCCGGCCAGAGTTATGTACTTGGTCTTTCTTCTAAAGACATTCTAATTGGATTATTCGGTAGTATCGAATTTACGCAGAGTGATGGCGGATACAACCTTTTAGCGTCTGACCAGGTGGCCATTCGTGCGATTTTGTCAAGTGATATTGGCCCCAAACATCCATCAATCATTGGCATTTGTGATGCCACTGGTTACGCTGTTGCCTAAGGAATTGAAAGGAAAAAAGATAATAATATGTCTCAGCACATAATTGACCTTGTTAATAATGGCAATGGCACGCAGCAACTTCTGCCCGCTTTTGCTTACACATCCGGCACCCAGGGTGTTACGTTCAATCTAGCGAACCTAGATGACACCGCCAACGTAATTTTATCGGTAGGCAGTGTGAATCAATACTGCTCGGGTTTCCAAGTGTGGTTGGAGGAAACTCAGTTCTCAGGTGGTTCGCCACCGGCAGGACAGACAGGACTAACGGGTACTCAGTATTCCGGCTGGTATGTCGTGACTGGTTGCTCCTTCCCTGCCACGTCTGGTAGCGTCCTTGGCACCTTAGCCTCTGGTGGCTCGGCAGTGTCAGGTCAGACATTTATCGGACGAGGACTCCGACAGTTCCAGTATGCCCGCATGAATCTCTCTACCTTCAATCAGGTTGGTGTTAGTTCAGGCCAGGTATATCTTTCTGCCGTGTTGGTATCTCAAGGTAAGTTTACTGGCACGTCTGGTGCATCCTTGGCTGTCAATGCCGCTGCTGGATTGTCTGGTACAACGGGATTCATTGGTACAGGCACCGACCGTTACCCGTCCGCATAAGGAAAACTCAATAAACTTTATAAACTTTAAGCCACCCCAAAAAGGTGGCTTGTTTTTTTCTTTAGGAAACGGCTTCATCCCCTACCCTAAAGGGTTAGGTCACAGTCTAAATACTTTCAATGAGCAACTATTTTGACATACTGAGTTCGATACAGACGACGATAACAAATTTAAACTTGTCTGGTTTATCGCAAATATCCATCAGGAAACTGCCGGCTGCCCAGGAGAGTCTTGATGTTCTCCCATTGGTCATCATTACACCCAAGGATGAGGGCGAGAAGATTGACCGGGCTGGCATGGAAGATAACATTTTTGTCACCTACCCTGTGGACGTGATAATCATTAGCCAAAACAACCGAGATGTGACCAGCAATAACCTGGCAAGTTACATGGATTGGCGCAGGCAGATAAGAGACTCCTACCAAGAACCACCCATCCCGAATGCCACTGCCTATCTCCAGCAATATTCCATAAAGATTAAGTGCATGCCTGATGCCATCCTGAGCCGAGAATTGCTTAATCTCTCTTACGATTACCAAGCACTAAGCATTTATTTCACCGTTGTAGAAAGCGCTAATAATCAGTAGATACCTTATGAACTTTCTACAATGCAACATGCAGGTCTTGACCACTTGGACAGCACTGGATTATTTGAGTGGTCAAACATACTCACCGGTTCAAAACATAAGCACCATAAACAAGCTCATTTCTTACTCCACCTTGGTGAGTAATAATGCTCTTGGTGGTGCAAATGAACTTTACTCGGCTATTACCCTGTTACCTCCGAGTGGGAGTCAAAGTGTTAATCTCAACAACTTTACAGACATTTTGGGAAATAGTCAGTCTTTAGCCAGGGTCAAGTTCCTGATGGTACAGAACCTTGCCATTACGGACGATGCTGTCTGGGGGACAAATTGTACTAGTGTGCAGGCAGGCGGGGGAAGTGGAGCGTGGAACAGCGGGCAGTTAAATATTATTTTGAATGGCGGGGTTGCTGTGAATGGTAGTCCGTCGAGCGGGGGTGTGGCTGTGGTATCTGGTTTGAGCAATTTGCTACTCACCAATTTGGACAGTACAAATAGTGGGGCTGTGCAAATAACAATTATTGGTGGAACGACATAATTCTTACATCATCCACTAAATACTCTAGATGTTTATACAAGGAGATTCGAGGTGGCTTTAACAATAGTTGCGAGCGGTGTCTTTGCCCCCCAATCTGGCACAGTCAATTCAGTGAAGTCTGCCTATGCCGGTAGCAGTGGTTATATCATCACCGCCGGCCAGGTCGTCGGCACTGACCCAAATACAGGCTTTATTGTGCCGGTGATGGCAGCCAGTGGCTTCAATAACACAGCCGTGGGCGTTGCTCTCAACACCGCCTATAACAACCAGCCAGTCTCATATTGTACCAAGGGAATCATGTCTCTTGGAGTTACAGGTGCAGGTAGTGGTTTGACGGTGGGACAAGCATATTCCTTGGATTATGCGACTAGTGGTGGAATCATTCCCGACTCAGCCTTGGTGAGTGGAGCCTATGTTGTGCAACTTGGCTATTGCTCAGTGTCAGGGTTCATAAATCTGAGTATCACGAATACCAACGTGCAGTTAGCTTAGCTTAGCTTAGGTAATCAATATGGCTACAAGTACCTTATCAGCAATCACTGGAACCTATGCTCGAATCGTTGTCAATGGCGGTGCGCCTCTGACTGCATCCAAGTACAGCGTTAAAATTAAAGGTGCAAAACTTCCGACCACCAACTTTGAATCGGTGGCTGTTGGAACTGGTGCATACGCCGAAAGTGTATCCGGCATTCAGGAAGCAGACATTACCTGGGAAGGTTCTTACGATGCCAACAACACACCTTTCGGTGGTATTGGTCTAGCACCAGGTCTTATAGCTAATGTCGTTATTTATGTCAGTAAGACTTCTGGTAGGAACTTTACGTTTAATTCAGTAATTATTGAGGACTGCACGGTCAATACCGATGTTAATAACTTGACTACTTATTCGGTTAAAGCGACCAGTGTAGGTTCTTTCTCTTTACCGACATGAGTATGCGCCCATGACTACAAGCACTCTTTATGCAATCAATGGTTCTAATGGCAGGGTTAGCGTCAATGGCAATGTAGCGACAGCGACAAAGTACGGTGTCAATATACGAGCCTCTGACCTGCCTACCACCAGTTTTAATTCCACGAATACAGACCAGTTTGGCTTTAAAACCTGTTTTGAAGAATCAACCTATGGTATTCAAGGGGCTGACATTACTTGGGAGGGGTCTTACGATACCAACACCACGCCTTTCGGTGGTCTGGGTATTTTCCCTGGACAGCAAGTAGATAATGTTTACATTTTTGTCAATAAGTATTCCAGCAAATTTTTCTCTTTTCCCCTAGTTGCAATTCTCACCGTTAATGTGATGTCCGACGTAAATGGTCTGGTGACATACTCTGTGACGGCGAAGAGTTCGGGGCCTTTCCTCGTTCCAATATAAAAACTTTATTCTCAACACCTATATTAAGGTATGGGCGAAATTAACAACATCACAGCAGGCAAAATTCCGTTGGTCATTGGAGATAAAACTTATTATCTCTCACAACTGACGGACAAGATTAGGGCCGAATATGAGCGGCATCTAGAGACTGAGGCATTGAAACAGATTCAACTGCGTAAAGAACAACTAGGTGACGATTACCTTGACCTTCTCACTCGGACCAATCAAGACATCGTATCGGGCGTTTATTCCTTTGGTGGTTCTGCTTTCCAGGCTTCCATGAAATCTATTGGTGGCATGATAAATTTATTCCATTTACTTCTGCGACCTTATCAGAAATCAATAACGTTAGAACAAACAAAGGATTTAGTAATGAACCATGCGGTGGAGATTAGCCAAGGACTTAACCAAGCCTTGGGACAAGTCACAAGTGCAGAGGTAGAGACAGACAAACCTATAAAAAAAAAGCACAAGAAAAAGCCAACCCCAACAGAAGGTTCTACGCCGCCCTCCTAAAAGAACCCTTCAATTTCAGCATCGAGCAAATTGCCAATCTGACCGACTTTCAAAAACTCTATCTATTCTCGGAAGAGGATGATGCTGCGCCACTAAATACCATACCGCAGGATATTCCGCTTGAAGTCACACATTACCAGTGCTGCAAAGTAAAGGGCATGAGTGACGAGCAGATTGCTGCACATTGGGAAGAAGTGCGGGATGAGTGGGAGGCTTAATTAATGGCAAAGGGCAGTGTAGCAGATGTAGCAGGAAGTGTGCCCGGTGGTGGTGCCTTAGCAGCCGGAGCATCGGCTCTTACAGCCATCGTTGACCCCATTGCAGGTATGGTCAGTGGCTTGCAAGAATTGACCGGTGCTATGGAGGATTGGGTAAGCAAATCTAATCCAGGCTTGGTCCAACAATTAGGACTAGCCTTTGATAATTTGCAAGCTGCCCTGGGAAAGATATTTGCGCCTATCTTGTCGCTTTTTATCCCAATCCTAGATGCATTAAACAATGTATTCACCAAATTGGGTGATACATTGAAACCAATAATAGATGCAGTTACAGGATTATATCAGGCATACATCGAATATATTTCAACCATATTTGACGTATTGATGGAAGCACTGAAACTTCTGCAACCAGTTATTGATTGGGTTGCAAAAATGATTGGCAAATTGCAGACCGCTTTATTGTATGTGGTAGCGACGATACAGGTATTGGTTGAAATGATTAGTGGATACGACAGTGCAAAAGGTAGAGTAAAAAGCGTTGCAGTACAGCAGTCCTCTTATGCCGGCATAGAGGACATAGGTAAGCAGTTTAGATTGGCAGCACTCAATAAAGGTGGTGGTTCTGAAAACCCTAGTGAGCAAAGAAATAAGATGCTAGAAGAACTTGTTGAGATTAAAAAAGAAGTTTTGGATTTTTATAATAAGGTAGTGGATTTCATTGAAGGAAAGGCAAAAGTAGTGGAACAAGCAAAGGAAAAAGCAAAGAAAGCCTTGGACAGCCCCATCGGTCAGGCGGCATTGTTTTTATCCCCTGCCGCATATGCGGCATACCAATTTTTGAGCTAGGAGGGTTAGATGTCAGTAATCAATGCAGGTAGTCAATCCATTCAATTTTGGGATGATGTTCAAGACCACGGCAATGTTGGTGGCACATTTGAGCATGGTG